AATCGAATTGATTATCTTTACACCATTTGAATCGACACCTGTCGAAGATCCAGAGTCCAACAGGGTATGCATTTGTACCTTGTCTTTTTGAATTTCTAATTGTCCATTATTGTTCTTTGCGCTATATAAAAATATGTCTTCGCTAAAATCATATCCACTAAAAAATTCAAACTTAAATGAACTAGTTCCAGTATTCTCAGATATTGGAGTAACGAATTTGGTATTTCCTAAAGGTCCTACAACCTCTTCTAAAATATAAATTGTTAGCGTCTCATATAATCCAACTGACACATTTGGTAAATAACAAATACCTTCCCATATATTCGTTGTAGAATTATAGAGAAGGTTAAGGTCATTAGACTCACTGTCAAAGAATCTTAAATTTTTATATGCCATTTTTATTTAACTTTTTTATCGTTCTTTCTAATAGTGAACGATTTATATGCTTTTAAGTATGTTGTTGAATCAACCCAATCAGCAACAACATGCTGAATTAGAATAATAAAGTCATTCATAGTATCATTTCTCTGGATGTAATTAGAAATTGAGTTTACCAACATATTGTCTCGATAATTATTACCAATATGTAATCTATCGTCCATGATCGATAATCTACTATCGTATCCCTTTACCTTTCTTACTTTAAATAAATTACTAAATAAATCCATTATAGTGCTTTTCTATTTTGTGCTTGCACTCTACTAAAAATAGTATTCGGTACAGCGGGCTCATCAAAGTAAATTGAAAGTGCAGCCATTTCTCCCATTTTTGCATCATCTAATACTGTTGCTCCATCTCGATCTTGCCAACCTCCTCTGAACAATGCAACCTCTTCTTTTTCAAGAATAATGTCTCCAAATGAATCAAGATTAATTACATTTTCAGGTAATGCAGCGCCTGGTTCAAAATTAACATTTGATGTCACAACGTTTCTTTTAAAGAATACGTATTTTTGTTTTCCATTTCCAATATCCTCTAGGATTGGAGTACTTGGTGTAACTGTAACAGTTTCACTAGTGTAATATCCATTACGTCTCGCTGTTTCCTCTTTCTCAGAAACAAATCTAATATTTACTGAATCAATTCCTTCAACTCCTTCTAATAGTGCAATGATATCTGATTTCGGTAATCTGTCTCTTCTAGTAATATTAATTAAATAGTCTGAAATTTTTGAACGAATTGCAGTATAAAGATTTGATTTATCAAATCCTTCAAAATAACGAACCTTAACATCCATTCTAAAATATTGAGCTTTAGGTTCTACTATTTTAACTTCAGTAGTTACCATTTGTTGTCCTGATTCCTCAAGAACTTTTAATATTCCGTTCTTTTCCTGTTCAGAGAAAAAGAATTCCTCTTGGTGAATATTAAAATAGTCATTATTTTTTGTCAGTTTTCTAGCAGTGTCTGGTAACATAAACAAATATATCACGTTATCATCATCAATAAAACCGTCTTCTGTCGTATTATATGCGTCTAAATATGAAAACATTCCATATCTTGAAAGAAAAGACTCGTAATTTTCTGGAGTTGCCAAAACGAACGAGTGACTTTGCATTGGAGCAATTAATTTAGTCAATTCAATAGGTTCCGGATCAGATCCCATAACTGGAGCAACTGTGAAAGAAGCTTCTAATAATTGATTCAAGTTATATGTGTTTCCTAAAGAATCAAATCCTTCAGTTTCAAATTTAAAATTAAGATCCTTAGATCCTGATAAATTACCCTTTGAACCCTCTGTAACAACATATTCGATATTAATACTTGAACCTTCAGGGGGAATTATACCAAATGAACCATTACCAAAATAAATATCTAGACCACCAGTAATACCAGTTTTAACCATATATCCTTTAGAATCAGCCTTCATATCGTATAGTGAATCATATTTAGTCCAAAGTTCGCTATTTACGCTTACTCTAACTGAATGATGATCTGTATTCTTTTTAATAATTATATTAAAAGATTGTAATTTTGCGCCTGTTCCAGTAACGCCTTGCGTTTCAACTTTACCCTGAATTACAGGAATATAAATATATTCTGGATTACTTTTTTCAATTCTAAACTGATCATTACTTGTCTTTAAGATATATGAAAGGTTATTTTTGGTTGATTTAATAACTGTATTTGCTGGAATATTAATAGCATCTCCTGCAATATCATTAAATGCGCTTGTATTTAATCTCACTCTAATCTCTCCAACTGCTGAAGTTCCTCTAAATGCATCATGACCTGCAAGTCTTGCAAGTCCATATACTGATTCAGGGTTTTGTGCTGTTAAAATGTTTTGCTCAACTGTAGCATCTTCAATATAGAAGAAAACCAAGTTTGTAAGCTCGGTTAATACCTCAAGAATTTGGGCAAATGGAGATGATGTTGAAAACAAATCGCCACTTCGGCCATATAATCTACCGATATATGTCTTGGTATCAGCCAACATTTCGCTAGCTTTAATTCTAGCTTTTGATAAAAATTTAAGTTCTGCCATCGTATTTATATTTTATACATATAGTCCTATTCCATATCTACCGTCGATAGTTATGTCTATAAAAACCATGTTTCTTTCTGTTTCTTCTGTAAATTCAACACTTACATTTACTGGATATTTGTATGAGAGAGGACAATATCTGTATATTCCCTCGCTAATCATACTCTGCAGCATATTATCGTTATACCTAAATGAATAAACATAATCTTCAATATTTAATCCAAATTCAGAATTACCCATAACCTCGCCTTTATTTGTAAAAATAAGGGTTTCGATTTGGGTTAATAGCATTTGAATATCATCATCTGATTGCAACTGATCTGCATCAAAATTAGGATCTCCTAAAGTTTTTATATATAATTCCATAGTAATATATATTCTTTTAAGAATGCATCATCCAGTCGGTACCTTCGTCTGATTTAATTTCTTCTATTAGTTTATCTAATTCATCTTCGCCAAGACCTTTAATTAAATCCGGATTTACTTGAATATTTCCAGGAAGAGTAAAACCAAATATTCCTAATTTTTGTCCTAAAGAAATTTTAATTTTTGCTGCGCAATATCTAAAGAAAGCTTCATCTTGGAAAAGTGCGCATTCAGGAATTGTTTCATAAACTTCAAGAATAACGTTTTTCTTTGGTGATTCTCCAGTAAATCTCAACTCATGTGTTAATTGATTATAGTTGTAACTTAGAGGGTTTCTCATGATTTGACGAGCCATATCAAAGAAGCTTTCGTTAATTACAAAATATTGTAAATTTTCAGCAGCAGCTCCGGTTTTGGTACCACCGTACATTCCGCCCATTAACATTCTTTCAATTGCAAAATCTCCTTGAGTCCAGTTAATATCCATAGATCCTCCCCAATTAGCTCCAACTTCTCCAAGTCCATATACTGAATAAACTTCGTTACCTCCAGTTACTGGATTCATTCCAGGTAGTGTAAAACTTCTTGTTTTTTTGAAATGTTCTGAAGAAAATAATTCAATTGGCAAAACCATAAAGTTTTCTCTAACAGAATACTCATAATTTTTATAGAACCATTTTTTAGCTCTATTAACAATGTTCATAACTTCGTTTCTAGGCAAATTCATAGGAATCATACAAGATCCTGTTATTTCATCCGCCAATTCATTAACAAATGCATTAAAACATCCGCTATCCCATGTTGGATCAACTAAAGATCCTTGTCCGCCTATTATAATTTCACTCATCTTATTATTATATTTTTATATTGCTTTTGATTTAACAATCTCAACGTCATTATCAAATTTAGCAAGTTTTTTATCATACATGCCCTCTCTGAAAATACCGCCTTTCATTGAACCTTTAAACGTTCCTTTACCGTATACATATGAATCGTTTGCAACACAAGATCCATGTACGTAACATCCATCTAATTTTGAACTATTAATCTGTGTTGATGAATAGAAATTACAATAATGAATGTCCGATCCGTTAACATCGCAACCATACATATCGCACTCTGTAAATTCTCCTCTTAAAAAACAGTCAACGAATTCATATCCTCTAAGATCCACACAATATTCTAATCTCCCACTGGCGACTTGGATTCTACCAGAATCTGAATCATAATTAATATGTCCTTTTGAAAGATCGCCATGTGTGAATAATCTCATCACTCTTTCTTTAACGCTCGGCCAGTATAAATCTACTACTTTAGAATTATTATTCAAATCAACCGTAAATTTAACTCCTTTCCAATTCTTTTCAATTGTTTTCCAATCTTTACGAGCATTGATAATTCTTTGATTTGAAGATATTATTTTCTTAAGCTCAATTGAATTTAATGAAGTGAATTCGGTATTTTCAGTTGATTTCCATAGTTGCAATAAAAATTGGTCAACTAGATGTAGTATTGTTGTTGTTTTCTTTTCCCAATCAGCACCTCCAACATATCTAAATTCTAAATAGTTTTTATGTCTTTTGTCAAAATTGATTCCGTAATATTTAGTATCTGGGTAAATAAAGTTCTGTTGATTAATATAGTTTCCGTCAAAGAAATACGTGTCCTCTTTTGGAAGCACGAATTTAATAGATTTTGCGTAAGCTGAGTTTTCTCTTTTTGGAAAGAATTTGAATACTTGCTCTTCATTAAAATCAAGGATAAATTTAAGAACATTCATCTTCGATATTCTATACTTATTATCGATTTTAGATTTATCGAATGAAAGATTTAAGTGAATTGAAGATCTGTCATTTGTATATCCATTCTCTTCAATCCATTTGCATACATTAATAATCATTAATCTTGCTGCAAAATATGGAAGGGCTCCAGTAACAAGTTCTAGAAGCTTTGCTCCTCCTGACATATCAGGTTCTATTTTAAATTCATCTTGGGTTACTTCAAAATCACTATGCGCTTTTGTTTCAACATGAATCTTTTTGCCTAAAAGTTCTGCTAATTTTTTAGCAGTTTCATCGGCACTAAAATTTGAATAGAATTCAAATTCAACGCCAACTAAGGCATTTTGCAAAACGTTTGAATCGTTTAGGTTGTTCATTATTATCTAGATATTATTACTTAAGTTAAGTTATATATCTGAAATAATAACTACAACATTGAATCTAGTTTAGTTTGTAGTTTTTTAATTGATTTTTCATAGTCAACAATATACTTTTGCTTCCATATAATATTTTGATTTTTCCAAAATTCTATTTTTTTAGCAATACCGTCTACCATCTGTTGATTGTAGTATGATTCATCGTTATTGTAATTTTTAGCAGCATCTCTCTTTACAATCTCTGACCATGTTGGCCATTCATACCAATCGTTTTTATCTTTTAAAATCTTAATAATTTCGTCATCACTTAGTTTTAGATTAGTTTCTAAATCTTCTTTAGCTCTTTCAATTCTAATTTCATAGCTTTGAATTTCTTTATTAAGTTTTTCAAGCTTAGAAATCTTCTTAATTTTTTCAGAATACTCTTTAGTAATTTCAGTAGCACCTGTTTTTGGAAGATCTGTTTTGACAATATATCTATAATGAAGTCTTTGTATGTTATGACCGCCGGCGTAAATCGCTTCTGTTGAAAAAATATAAGCAATTCCTTCTCTTTGAATTTGAGAAGATATTTCAATATTTCCCTTAGCACTTTTACGAACATTAAGTGTTATTAATGAATCTGTTGGCATTGTATAAGATTCAATTGATTTAACCATATCGTAGATTAAATTAATTCTGGCGCTTTCTCTATCATACTTTGTGAATTCCTGCTTAAAGGTTTCAACAAACCATTTTTCAGTTGCAGCTACCATTTCAACAATTGTAGGTTCCAATGCTTCTAAAATAACATTAACAATATTATTTTGATTAGATTCATTTAAGAATTGTCCGTATGTTTTAAATTTATTCATGATATATTTATCTGGTTTAATTATAATGTAAATATAAACAAAAAAGCCCAGATTAAAAAATCTGGGCTGTTAAATTTATGTTAAAGTTATTAACAATTACAGTTTTAAGAAAACTTTTCTTGTTTCAACTTCGATTCTTGTAACTTGAACTGTGATATTATCATTCTTTGCGATTGATGTAATCTCAACGCCTTCTGGTAATTCAGATACGTGTAACAATCCTACTATTCCATCCCCGATGTCTACAAATACTCCATAATCTTTAACAGATTTTATTGTACCTTTAACTTCAACTGGGAAAGATTTGTATTTTGTTGCAATCTCCTTCCATGGATCTACTGTTTCAACATACTCTAATTGAGTCAATGTGATTTTTTCATCAGTGATGATTTCTTTTACAATGAATGTAATTTCGTCTCCTGGATTAATTTCTCTTGCTTTATGTTTCTTAGCGAATTCAGCATTTAAGTCATTTGCATGGATCATTCCAGTTAAACAACCATCAAACTCAACAAATACTCCGTATTTAGCAGAACCTGTAACATTTCCAGTTTTAGTTTCTCCCATTGTATTTTTAAGTTCTTCAACTTTACCAGGAATTAATGCTTGTAAGTATTTTCTATGTGAAACAATTACAGTACCTCTTTCTGGAGAGTAGCTCATAGGAACTACATACATTTGAGTGTTCAATACTGATTCGAAATCTGCAAGTTTGTTAATACCTGCAAGAGAACCTGGCATGAAACAGTCAATTCCTTGTACGTTTACGAAATAACCTCCATTTGGAATCATTCCAGTTACTGTTCCAATATATGCAGTGTTTTGTGTTTCTGCTGATTGTAACATTTCTCTTAGCGCTGCTGCCTTGATTCCAGCTTCTACTGAACCTACAATAAATCCTCTAGAGTTAGAGCTTCTATCTGCGACGATTTCAACTGATAACTTCTCTCCTGGAATTAATCTTGCTTTTGAGACTTTTGATTCTCTGTTCATATCAACATATACCATTTCTCTGTGTCCGATATCGATTGAAGCCCATTCTTGGTCTACTGAATATACAGTACCTGTATGAGTTTCTCCAATAATAACATTAAATACTTGTGGAGCTGTTGATTCAAATTTCTCCATTAAATCAAGTAATTCTTGAGCATAATGGGCTCTTGAATAAACTTTAACTCCAGCTGGAGCTTTAATGTGAAGATTTGGTCTTCTAAAATTTGTTGGGCAATCTGCTAAGTGCGCGTCCCAATCGAAATTAGGGTTTCCTTCAGTTGCAATTTGTTTTTTTGTTTTAACGTCTTGTGACATTGTTTTAATTTTTAAGGGTTAATAATTTATAAGTTATATATTAAATTTTTAGAATGTTGTTGGACTTACGCCAACCATCGGGATTGGAGGACCTGTCGGTACTATAAATCCGCCTAAGTATAGGAATTTAACTCCTAATAAATGTTTTGCACATGAAACTGCAACTGCTGAAGCAACTGCCTTTGAAGCGACTGGCATTAGTGGTTGCATTTTAAATCTCTTTCCAGTATTCCATGCCTTTCTTAAATCAGCAGCTAAAGCGCTTTTGTTACCATAAGATATTGGTGCATATTTACCACCAAGTGGAGGAACAGAAGTACATGGAGTTATCGGTGGACCTGGTGCGAATGGTTGGACTGCAGTACTTTTCCAATAATCAATAATAGCTTGCGCCATTACTTCATATCCATCACCTCCTTGTGAATCCTCTTCTACTTTACCAGTCATCGAATTACCCCATTTTCTTAACAGATCGTACCATTTATTTTTTTCTTTAAGATATTCTATAATCTTTTTAGTGTTTCTTTTCAATTCTGCATTTTCATAAATAAATTTATCAAAAAAGGTATTTGTTCCATTATCTTTTTTCATATTTCTATCTGAATATCCATCCATTCGTTTATCAATTTCTTTAAAATAAACAAATTTGCAGATATCTGCTGCATTTAACCAGTTCGGTATTCTTGGTTTATTATCAATATGCTCCTCCTGAAAAATGTACTCATTTATCGGGTTGGGTATATTACTGTCCTTTGGGAGTCCATACAATTTTTGGATTGCATCCTCTTTTTTAAGAGTTTTATCTTCAGATAAAATGTCTTTAATCAAATCACTTTCAGATAGAGAGTTCTTATACTTAATTTCATACTTTTTAAGTTCTGATTTAAAACCATCTTCAATATCTTTTTTAGTGATTCCAAATACTCCTCCCTGATTACCCTGCTTATTAAAGCGTTCAATTAAATCTTTTCTAAAAGATTCCGCTTTTAATAGTGCTTTTTTACGGGCAACACTGTCCTTTATATCTTCATATGTGTTTCCTTTTACTCCTAGTATTTTAAAAACTTCAGCTTTTACTTTTTTACCAAAAGCTTTATTATGTCCAATATCTAGTCTATCTACCCATTCTCCATATTCTGCAGATCCATCGTTTTGATAAACAACTCGAAGCGCTATTTTTTTAGCTCGCTCATCTTCTGTCATTTCAGGAATTGAAGGTCTGGTTTTTTTATCAGCAAAAGGGTCTTTGATCTCTTCAATAACATTAACACCTTCGGGTTTAATTTCAAGGGTTATTGTTTTGTTTATTTCTTTTAATAATGTAGTCCCGTCAGGGCCATAAACATTCTTAAAAATATAAGTGTAAGATCCGGATTGGGTTGGTGCAAGCACATGTAGTACATTGTCTGTCGCAATCTGAATTGGCTGATCAGTCCCATTGATAGAATATAATAATTTGTAGTTAATCCCTTCGGTAAATCCTGAGATAGTCATAGTGACATATCTTTCAGGTTCTCCAGGTTTTGAAGCTTCTTCTAATAAATTTGAATCTATTTCTCCAGTAACTTGTGGTTTTTCTTCAGTAGGGCATGTCGATGGAAAAAACGGGTAAAATAAAAACTTCTCTAAATTATCTTTATTTTTTTCGGTCCATTTTTCAAGTTCACAATAAGTATCGAAATTAATATCTGGACCCTGGGACTTTTCAAACATGTCAGCATATTTTGAATTAGAGAATTTGCTTTCAAATTCAACATCCTCTTCCTCATATATTTTCTTAAATGCCTTTTTAAAACCGTCTTCAAGAATTGGTTTTTGACCAGATTGATGCATGTTTCCAAACATCGTCTGCGATGTTTTTACGCTATTAAAATATTCACCTGCTAAAAACACAGCAAACTCGTCTATGCTTTCTGCGCTTAGACTAGATAATTTTGCTGATACTTTATTAATGAAAATTGGCCACTGTGCTGGCATAATATAACGTTTTAGAAATTATATATCCTATTTACCTTTTTGTTGATAGTCTTTATGCGAAGATTTTAAACTACTAACAGTTGATGGTGTTGCTGCTGCCGGAGGCCCTGAAGGACCAACTCCTGTCGGATGAAAATGGTTCTTATAATCATCAAGCAATTTATTTAACCATTTTTCAAGAGATACTCCACGAACGGTAGGTTCCGCTTCATCTTCGCTACCTTCGCCAGTATTACTTAAGAATACATTACCAGAATCTAAGAATATTTTTTCAGCACTCGATATTTTAATATAACCTTTCTCATCGATTTGAATCAAGGGTCTCTCTTTTGCTCCAGTACCTCGAGTAATTACTAATCCATCCTCAGGTGAGTGATAGATTCTAATGTTTCTTACTTCATCATATATTAATGATACAACATCTTGCGCTTTTCCTGACTTTTCTAATACATCAGTCTTTAATGCTTTACTTTGATTGATTTGAAACCAATATTCAGGGTGATATATGTTACCGTTATCAAATCTAACAGCGACGATTGTTCCAACATTCGGTGTATGGTGTGAGCCTACAAAGTCTCTATTCATTGGTGTTGCCCATGGAATAGCATCATTTGGTAACTTGTCAAACTTACCAAATACTTTAACTCTACATCTTCCAAGAAATTTAGGGTCAGCATTATCTACAACCTCACCGATCCAGTGGGTTTCTCTAATATTGTCTTTGTCTAATTCTTTATCTGTTGCCATTAATCGTAAGCGTTTCCTAGGTTTTTAACTGCGTTACTTGCACCTTTGTCGAGCGCTTGTTTTATTGTTCCTCCACCTGCGACATTTGCAATATTAGAAGGTAATACATTTCCAAGATTTTTAGCAACTTCTTGGACGTTACTTGCTTGATCTACTCTTCTAACAAAATTAGAAAATACATTTTCAAATGTCGGTATTCTATTTATTGTTTTATCTCTAGCAGCTTGTAATAATTCTGCTTTTTTTGCTTCAGCTAATTTTTTAGCGGCATCTTTAGCTTTTTCAGAAATTTCATCAATTTTCCCTCTAATTTTATCTTTTGCAAAATCAGCTGGCGATTTTGAACTTGGATCAAAAAGCTCAGCATCCGGAGCCGGAGATAATTGATTTGATGTATACTCTATTGGTTCGATAATACCGTTAAGTACTCTTGCCTCTACTTTTCTAGCATCCTCGTATTTAATAGTAATCGAATTAGATACTGGGCCTTCTGGATTTTTAGAAAGATCTGCAAAAATGTTTGCGCCTGAAGTCATATCAAATTCACAATAATCTAAACAAATCAAAAAGTACGGTCGACCACCAGTACCCATAATATCTTCATTTTTATTTGTAACATCGACTGTTGGTTTAATGTTCGAAGGAAAATCTTTTAGAGCAGTGTCTTTATTTATTCCACCTACTTTTGTTGAAGCTTGTACTTGAATCGTTCTAACTTCAGTAACATAAACCCATAGTCTAAATTTTCTCAAGTTTACCGGAAGAATATATCCCCATTTGCGCTCATCGAAAATAGCCTTTTTATATAAATACATTAAACCAGCTATAGGAAGATTTAAAGATTCTAATGTTTCAATTTCAATTTTTGCATCATCTCCACCCCAATAATTATTCAAAGGATCATATTGTTGTAATCTTTCTAATCCCTTAAGAGATTGCCAGTACCATGGCAAATCCATGTTTATTGTAAACAAAGCATTTTTAAATGCTTTAAAATCTTCTAATCTATCTTTATAAAAATTACTATCACTTGATCTATCAGCTAAATCTTTTATAAAGTCCTCGGCTGGGTCAGATAATAAGGGTGAATGTTCATGATTTTTATCATCAAATACAAGTGCAAACGAAAGGTAAGTAGGATCCTGATATGGGTACTTCTTATATGAACCTTTTCTAAAGTCGTTTGTTGTTTTAAAATCTGACATATATTATTTATCTTTATTTATTGCTTTTGCATTTTTTCAACACCCGGATGACTGTCTTGTAATCCTAAAATAGCAGTTCGTTTTAAAGCATTCTCATCCGCGCCTATAAGTTCATTTCCCGTGAATATTAATGTTCCGGCTTTAGATACCTTTATTTGACTAAAAGGACCTCTTCGCACAATAACATATGAATATTCAGAAGTTTCCGGTGTTGGTTCGACAACTGGTTCCGGTGCAGGTGGTTCTGGTGCCGGAGTTGGAGCTGGCGGTTCTGGTGCCGGTGGTTGCGCAACAGGTGGCGCTGGAGCTGGAGGCGGCGTTGTTGCTGGAGCAACTGTTTCCGGTTTGATATTATTAACTCTACTTGGCCATTCTCTTCTTAATAAATTAAGTTCTTGTTTAACCGAAGGTGCTCCTGCTTTATAAAGATATTTAAAACCACCAATAACATAATAACCACTTAAGAATTCGTCAACAATCATTTCTCCCGGATTTAATCCACCGTTTTCTTGATCAGTTGGTTTGCTATCAAATCCATCTTTTTGCTTCTTTTCTTTTACTTGGTTTTCAGCATCTATTCTTTGTCTCTCACCTGTATATATCACAACTGGTATTTTATGAAATTTATGAAGTGCTGGGTTAAACGTTGCTAATTCAACATCTAACGACATTTTTGTAACTTCAGAAATATTTTGGGCATTGCTTATTGCAGAATATTCATAATTTAAGTGTGTATTCGCTGTTTCAGGGTCTGCTCCTTTTCTACCAACATATTTATATTTAATTTCATTCTTATATCGATCTTCATCTCGGCGACCTTTCATCGGTTCCTCAATGTCTTTCATATTTTTGCTTGCTAATGGTTCAATATCGTGAGAAACTAATCCCTCATCAGAATCATTTTCAAAGTATTGAAGAACCCTTTTGTAGCCATTCTTTTTTGCAGCAGATCCTGCTTTGTTTTTAAGAGATTGTTTTACTATAAATAAATTTGATCCTTCGTCTCTTTTATGGTTCGTCAGGACAAGAGGCCTTTTTGCTTTATTTACTCCATCTGCTGGAGCTTGTGGAGTATCTGACAATTCCTTATAGAAAGCAGCAATCATTTCATCAACGTTTTCTTCTGAATCCATTAACTTATTTAAGTTAACATAATTCACATAGTAATAAGGATCAATGCAATATGTCTGGAAGCTATCCTCATCAATATAGGAGTGACGAACCAAATCTTCTAATGTATCAAACATAGAATTGTATGGTATAACCAGATTCATTGAATCATCAGTATTATCAATGTTGCTTGCAACTCCAAGTTTTAAATCGGTTGCAATAGATTCAATATGGTCGAGAGAAGTTCCCTTACCATAAGACTTGCAATCTTCAGAATATAATCCAGGTACTTTTATTCTACCGGAAAAATGATATTTGTTTCCACGGCCCTCTCCTCGTTGAGGTGGAGCATCTGCGCTTGAAATATCAAAATCGATTCTGATGTCTTTATATTGATCCTTTTCAAGGGTTCCCATTCTAAAATTGATAACATCTCCATCTCTTGGAAATGAATCCACCCCAAAAACACCTTCAGTATCTATGATTGATAAATCTATAGTTGGAATTGTACCGGAACAATCTAATTCCATTGAAAGAATATCCCAGTCGCTAAACGTATATCCATTGATCGATACCATTAAAATGTAACCCTTACTTGTGTTTGCTTTTTCATTACCTTCACCTTCGCCGAAAGATGCGAATTTAACCTCATCTAATTTAATAGTAGGTTCGGTTATAGTAAGAATATGATTGTCGATTGATGCCATTAAATAGTTATAAATCCGTTTCCGATCTTAATGTTAGAATCTCCTTCTTTTAAAATATTAGGAGGTAAAATCTGTTTAGATCCGTTTGCTTTTTGAGCAGCTTTTCTTTGTAGATATTCAATTCTCTTAGCATCTTTAACTGGAAGTCGCTTAGTGTCAACGAATTGATCTCTAATTGAGATTTCATTCGCAGGTCCAACCAACCGTATTGTTTTAATAGTTGCAAGAACTGAAGTATTTACTGGAATTTCTAAAACATCTCCCTCTGTAATTATAAAGGGATTCGATATTCCATTCCATTTTAATATATAATCGCAATAGTCAGCGTCTCTATAGTATTTTAAAGAGATTAAATCTATTCTACCAATCTGATCTTCAGTAACAATGTGTTCTGCCATTATATCTACGTTATCTGTAAATATAACAGTCGGCATTGTAAATACAATTTTTGTATTATCTTTGGACAATTGCTTTTTTTCTAAAGTATTAAATCTCATTATTGTTTTTATTTTTAATAGTATAGATTAACCATTACTCATTTTTCTAAAGACATTAATAAAGTCTCCTTTTTTAACTCCTCCTTTATCTTTGTTACCCCATTGGTTAACATCAGTTGTTTTATTAATATCGGCAACATCGTCAGGTTGTAGGTAAAATCTACCACGACCAGCATTAAACATTGATTCGATTTCTGCTTTATCTCTAGGTCTACCTGGTTTTAATTTAATTACAGCAACTAATCTCTCAGGAAAATCTTGAAGAGAATTTGCACCTTCGAATGTGATTTCACAATCTTCCATACATAAATTACCAATAACCATAATAGGATCTAGTGGATTTCCAATAGTTACATGCCAGTTTCCAGTAGGATCCCCTGTTAATAAAGCGTTTGCTGCTTCAGCACCTTGTGGTGTGTTAAACATTTCCATTGCAGGTCCTCCAATTAAATTATTTAACATTTTATTATCCTTTAACGCTGCTAAAACTCCGCCAGCATCTCCTTTAAGTAATGCATCAAAAGCATTTCCACCTCCTTTAAGAGCACCTCCGAACATTTTACCCATATCTTCAACAATAGATCCGGCGAAACCAAGATAATCTCCCGATCTTAATTTATTTAGGTTACCTAGTGGTTTTGCAGCTCCACCTCCACCTCCAATATATCGAACAGATCCTCCCCAGAAAGGAGCATTATTATATGTTAGAGCTAAAAGATTGGCAAGTTGATCGAGCATCATAATTTTAGGGTTAGCTCCCTCAAAATTACGTAACTCATATTCAAATTTAAGAGTGAATGCTTGTTCAAATTTAAGACCCTGTTCTCTGATCAATACGTTTTTAATAACGTTTAGAGATCCGTATACGTGATTTGGATATGTATTTGTGAATTGGTCAAAACCTGCATTCTGATCTCGAGCATTTGCTTCAACTGCTCCACGGCCTGCAGCTCCATTTGCCATGGCTGAAAGGACTTTATTATTATTAACGACGCTACCAAATTTACCAGCAGATGCCTCTCTACTAGGTGCATTTAATGTTTGCATTGCAGATTCGGCGTTTGTCCAACCAAATCCATGAGAAAACTTTAATATTTCTGACATATTATTTCCAGGAGCCTCTCCAAGCCATGTAACTGCTCTTGCGATATCAGGTTGCATAACTTCAACGGGTTTTCCGTCTTCTCCCATTTGCATAGGTGTAATAATGTCATCTGCTGCCGGATATGCAAATCTTCTAAGTGTGATTAAATAAGTGTTCGGTATTTTATTAAAGTATTTAGCTAATGCAAAATCAGAATAATTATAACGGTATCCCATATTTTTAGTATTGGCTCCGGTCATTTCTATAATTTTAGTAACGGTCGGATTTGCTAAACTGCTCATGTCTATTTTTTGATAGATAGTTCCTCCACCGGAAGATCCTTCAACACCAACGGTAGATCCACCAATCGGACTTCCTTTATAGTTTATTAAAGAATAATTATTAAAATGAGAATATGGTCTGTTTAATGAAGGTACTAATGGCCCTTTTGCAGGTTCTTTAGTTCCAGTATTGCCGTTGCTTTCACTGCCCTTTGGTGTGTAACTTTCTGAAGGCTGAACATCTGTATAATATGTAGATCCTCCAGTACCGACAATTGTAAATTCTCCGTCTTTTCTAACTGCTCTTGCTAAAGTTTGATCCGGTTGATTATTAGATTTTAATCCTTTGCTTTTACCCTTGGTACCTGAATGAACGCCATCTGGTGTTCCTCCATCAATCATACCAAATTCTCTACCTATAACATTATTATAGGCGTTAATAGCACCTTTACCTAAACTACTATTTTTCGCAATTTTAAAAGCAGCTTTACCCTTGGCTTTGGCTTCGTTTGCAGCTTCAACTGCGCTTTCATACCATCCTTTTTCTTTTGCCATTCTTGTTAAACATATTTATTTAAGTATATATCCAAGAATCTAGACTATTCTAAATTGTCATAGTCAATTGATAAAGGTCTGTAAAGTAATTTTTCAAAATAATTCTTTTCAGTTCCGGCTCTTTCACCTAAGAATTTTTTAATATGGGCTTCAAAAACACCCTTACTTTCGTAATGATATTTTCCTTTTGAATATGTAGATCTATTTGTAAGTTCGTATAGATCTCTGATTGTCTTTTCGACCAAAAAGTCTTGTATGTTATTATATAACTCTGTAATCTCAGAGTATGTTTTGGTACACATCACTGAATCTACGACTATTAAGAAAGATTCCCATTTAGAATCAATATGATTTTGGAATTCTTTAACGCTCGCTATTTTTTGTCGAGCAATTCTAAAAGTGGTTACACCGCCATCAAACGTTTTTTCAAATTTCATGTCAAACATATACCTCTTAAGAAAATCAATATCATCGTAGAACTTTAGGATACGAACCTGATACCTTGGCATCTTGTCGTTAAATTCCACATCATGAATAATTGCTTTAACAGGAAACACGATATTGCTATATCGGTTGTTTGAAATTAGAACATGTATTTGTTCTCCTTTTGAAAAAAGTTTATGTCTAATCATTATTGATAGTATTAACCGAATCAAAAAGAGATATGATTCGTTCTTCGATTTTTTCTTTCGTGTTAATAACTGTTAGGTCGATTGAGAATTCTCTTTCGCTGTTTAATTCTACCATTCCTTTAAAATTATTTACTATTTCAAAGTCTAGCGTTTTAAACAAATAAATTACGCGGTTTACGTTCATAGTATCAGAACGTAAACATCGCGTAATTTCATTGATTATTGTTAATCCTATAATTGAATTGCTTGGATCTTGGCCGTAAGGATCTGACTTAATAAGTTTATTTTTAATAGAGACATGATCGATGATTTTAGTCATCTCTTTGTCTGTACTTCTAATAAATCTATTAAATTCTCGTCTTGATGGGCACCATATGCATTCAATCGTTAGATTATTCATTTAATTGTTAATCGTTTAAGAAAGACGGTCAAGTTCTTTCTTTAAACTTTTTATTTTTTCAAGCTTCTCATCATTGTTCGGTATGAAATCTACTCCCCAATCTTCGATAACCTGTATTTGGTGTTTGCTTTTTGAATTACCAAAGGATAATCCAATGTCTACACAAAGTTCGTTAATGAACCTTAATTTTGCAGAAGAATCATCAAAATCATAAACAGTCGTAGATTCAAAAGATTCTCCGGCTGAATTAATATTGTCATCAACTACAGTTTTTATAACACCATTATCAGCAAGTGTTATTTTAACTGTTTGCATTTATTCTAGATTTTAATGAGTTAGACGCATCTTTCATTAATTTTCTAGCAGCTTTTTTATCTTCTCTACGAGTTGCTTTGTTTTTAATAGCTAGTGTAAAAAAAGCTTCTTCTAACATTGTAATTTCAGCTTCATTATATCCTATTTCGGACCACGTCTTTTTTAAATCGTTTGCTTTAGTTTGTAAAGCATCTTCGATTTCATCGTTAACTCGGTTAACATGAGCTTCATGCATTTTTAAACCGTCTTCTCTCATTTTGTTTGCCCATGCAATACCCTCTGGAGAGAATCTCCCAAACATGTTTTTAATTTTTAAATACTTAGAAATTTGAAACTGTTTTCTTTTTGCTTTTCTTGAATTTGTCGTACTTCTACCCATTGTAATAATTGTTTATGAAGACTGTTACCTCTTCTGTTAGATATTCTTGTAGTTTATTTATCTCAATTTGAGAGACTGCCACTTTGGCGATTGTATTAATTAAATTCTCTTTGTCTTCATCAGCATTATCAATTAACATATCAAATATCTGTTTATTCGGTATGTTTAAATTAATTGTAGTTTGAAAAGGCTCCATGTTTTTCTTAGAAAGCTTTGCAACCAATTCCTCTAATGCTGATTTTTCAGGTTCTATTTGAACCTCTTCTACTATTTTCTTTTTAGCAGGGGTCGGAGTAACTTTAATTCCAGATGCGATTGTGTTTAAATCAATTGCGCCAGGAAACGGTATTTCATTTCCATTAATTTTTTCTAGAAACTCATCCATTACACCATTAAAAATTTGAGAGCCATCTGTAAAGTATGTAAATTCAGCATCGCTTTCTTTTACTTCAACAATTTTTCCGAAATTGTCTCCTTTTTTCCACTGATATTTTATGGTATTTTCTTTCACTAATTCCATTATTTGTGTATTTTGATAATTATATTCTTTTTTCAAAAATTGTTTCTTAATCCAATTGATAGAACTCTGGATCATTTTCATTTTTATTGTAGTATTTAGTTTCAAATTTTGCTATATAGTCGATTCCTTTACTATTTCCCATCATCGCATCTACATTTCTAATATATCTCCAATAAAATGCGTTGCCTCCATTTTCTTTTAAATAAGTTTCTAGCACTTCTACCTTTGGTATTATTCTCTTATTAAAACTCATTCCATACTATTACTTGTTCAACATCAATTTTTGCAGTTTTAAGTAGTTCAACACCACTCATATCTCTATAATCTTCAGTGTAATATACCTTTTTAATTCCAGCTTGTATGATTAATTTGGCGCAATCAAAGCAAGGACATGTTGTAGTGTATAAATCAGCATCTTCACAGCTCATTGTTGATTTTGCAACCTTCATAATAGCGTTGGATTCAGCATGAAGAACTTCACGTTTTGTTTCTAGTTTGTATCTACCATTTGAAGATTCATGAGGCCATTGCTTTTCAATAGTTTCAAAATCTAACCATGCTCCAGCTTCTGGATCCATCTTAATTTGACACTCGCATTCATTATCGAAACCATGAGGTGTTCCATTATATCCAAATGAGATTACTTGTTTATCTTTAACAATAACACAACCCACTTTTCTGCGTTCAGCATAACTAAGCTTTGCGAACTGATATGCTACTTGCATATAAATTATTTCTGTCGGTATTTTAGGCATAAAAAAAGTCTATATATGTTGTATTATATATAGACTTTTTATTTAGTTTAAATGTTGGATTATTCAACGTCTTCTGCGTCAACAGCGTCCTTCATTTCTTTTATTTCATTAATTTTCTTAGAGAAAGCTTCAGACATTTTGTTTAAACATGCTTCATAAGCCTCAGTTTCCATATCAGCTTTCATTTCTTTAAGAGTGTTTGCTGCTAATCCAGCAACTAATGATGCATTTTCAGCCATGTAAGTTTCTACAGTATGCTCGTCATGCGCATCTTCTTCCCAAACTTTAGCTTCAGCAATAATTGCTTCGTAACATTCTTTTAGCATTTCAGAAACTGGTTTTGCAATTTCTTTTGCGCTATCATCTGTTCCTAAATTAGCCTCACCGGCTTCGTCAACGCCTTGAACTTCTTCAGCTTCTTCTTCAGTTTCCTCTGCTGTTTTAACTTCCGGAGTACCTTCTGTCGATACTACGTCTTCAATTTCTTCTGCTCTGTCCATTTCTGATACAAAGTCTTCGAATTTTTTAATACTTGCCATAATTTTATATTTTTTTATGTATTGTTATAGATTTTATATATCTTTATTTTTTAAATAATTAAAACTATCTGATAGAAAATAATCGCGAATGCGGAGATAGTGTATTAATATAAAGAATATAGAACCGCCAGGCATTAAGAATATAGTAGCAAGTCCAAGAGTTTTACCAATGTTTTTCAATTGAGATACTACATAAGCGCCTTCTTCCTTTGTCAACTTTCTTTTTTCAACAAGAGCTGAAGTTACAAGATTTGACATTGTTTTTGTTTCAATACCCTCTTTTTTTAGGGCTTCTAGGAATAAGTTGACATCTTTTTTAATTTTGTCTAACTCAATTGTTTTTTGTTTCACTGAGGGATTCTATATTTTAGCTATATATTAATGTAAAATCCTTTTGATATTTTTGTAGAGCCAATTCTTTTGCTTTAGCTTCGATTTCAATATCTAATTCCATACCATAAGTTTCAATATACTCATACAAATAATCAGCATGTGCTCTGATAATTGCACTAGAATCTTCGTGAAGTTTTTTTGCGCTTGAATAGTGACATAATTGACGAATACCTTTTGGCCATGTAGAAGCTGCTAATTGAAGCGCATCTTGTTCAGGCATCGGATCTTCATAACATCTATGGTGATGATAGTCGAATGTGATTGGCGTTCCAATTGCCTGATAAATTCGGTACAAATCTGAAACAGAATACTGAGCAGGTTTATCGTCGTTTTCAAGAACTAATCTTGACTGAGCGGAAGGTGATAACAATTTAAAGTTATCAATAAATCGCTGAATTGCAGCTTCTTTGTCTCCATAAGAACCTCCAACATGAATATTCATAGAATATTGCTGATTAATAGGAAGACCCATCGTATCCATAATAAATGCATGCTGATCGAGCTCTTTAATAGAATTATTTACTGTTTTTTGATTTGGACTTGGAAGTACGCAAAACTGCCCAGGATGAAAACCTACTCGCTGTCCGTATTTTTGAACAAGAGTTCCAGCCCCTTTAAGTAAGTTTGAAATTGTTGACCAATTTGGCAAATCAGTAAGTTCGTACTCTGACATCCATGGA